GACGCTGACAACCGTCGGCGCCACTACGTTGGAAACCGCGGCGGCATTGCCGAATGTGCCCAGCCAGGAGCCGTCCGCTCCGGATGCCTCGTCGATGCCGATATCGAACTTGCATTTCCAAGCCTGCGCCTTGTCGCCGGTATAGACGATCTCCGGAGTAGACACGGGGAATGCGTTGTTGGCGTGGAAATCAAATGCCGGCGTATTGCTGGTAATGAACGAGACCAGCGCCAGAGATACTCCTGACACGGGGGTCCCGGAGGTACGGCCGAACTGTACCTTTTCCGTCACTCCCGGAGCCGAGGACACATAAGACGCCTCAGCGATGAATGCCGGAAGGTTGGCGAAGGTCGTTTGTATAAGCGAGAACTCGACCTCCATCTTGGTCCCCGCGATCCACTTCTTGACCGCAGCCTGTTCGCCGTACTTGCTGGCGAAGGCATCCACGAACTTGCCCTTGATGGTGACCTTCACGCCGGTCTTGTCCGTGTGGCCAACCTCTGTGCCTCCGATGGTGACCGAGGCCGGGCCGAGATTAAAAATCTTTGTTACGTCTTCTGACATGACTTACCTCCTTTTTTATTCGGCGGTTGAAAAGTTTCCGACCTGGCCGATGTTGTCTTTTGTTGCGAAACACTCGAACGTAAACTCTTTGACTTCATACTTTTCACATACGGGCGGCATGACCAGTTTGCTTGACGCGCAGTTGTTCAGCTGAACCACCCGTTGCTCGCCCTCGCTTTGGTTCATAAGGACCAGGCTGAACAGAGGAGCCGGTCCCATGAACTTGTTGTCCAGGTTGAAGCTGTAGCCAGCCGAGACGGTATAGAGATACGATATGGACAGAGCGGCGCCGGCATCGGCCGCGTTGAACGTGTAGATCCCCCCTGCGACCGAGTATTGCCCCTGGTTCGGCGCACCTGTCGTCAGTTTCAGAGGAAGCCCGGTGGCCTTATAGAACACCCCGAGGTTCTTTGAGAACGTGCCGCCGGCAGGCGTCTGTACCGTGACGGTATAGGGTCCGGGTGCGGCCGGGACCGTATCGTCCTCGAACGGGGCCATCATCGTTGAACCGGTGGACAATGCCTGCGAAAAGAAAAGAGGTCCGAGCAGCCGACCGTTGAAGGCAGCGAATTTGGCAATTCCTGTGATCTTCATCTGAGACAGCATGGGAAGAAACTTATACAGGAGCTGACTTGACTCATATTTAAAGGTGGCCAGCACCTCCAGGGTGATTTCCTTCAGTGAGCCTATGAAAATAGGCGTCTGATCCTGCGTCGGGTCCGGTATCACGAACACATATCCTGCGTCATAAGTGAACTGCATATCGCCTCAGTGGTTATTTAGTATTTGGCACGGCACAACTACCGCGCACTTGGTCGCCATGACATCTAAAAAATACTTAGTGGGTCCCGATCTCCGGCACCACCGCACCAAGCCGCCGAGAGTCTGGTCTCTCTGTGTCACCTTATCTTTGGCTTCCCGTCCCACGACCTTGTCGATGGCATCCAGAATGGGAAAGATGGCTGAGGTCGCGTCCTTGTCTATCAGGTTGTCCTTATCCATGTGGACCTCTATGTGAAAATTGATCTTCTCGATAGGCGGGTCATCGCTGTCCTGAACCGGAGGCTCATCAAGGACCACCACATAAACAGCCGGCATAGAGGCGTTTTCGTCAGTCTCTATGGATCTGTAATCCATGGTCACCTTCACGGCTGGATCCGGAGGAAAGATTCCTGTCGGAGTAAGCACCGCACTGAGCGCACTCAATAAGTTTGTGAATACAGCCTGCCTGTTCTGCACCTTATGCCTCCACGCACGAATCGATGATCATCTGTCTGAACTGCTCATGGAACTCAGACAGAGTCGAACGCATGAAAGACCGCTCCGGATAATTGGCCGTTATTCTGCGGGGATTCTTCACGCGTCTACCCCACGCCACGGTCATCATCCTCTCCACCCGGCCTCCGTATTCGTGAAGGCGGCCGTAGGGCGCCTCCTTGGTCGAATAGATCTGGCCAAGAACTCCGGTGTTATAAGCCACCACGTTTTGGTGGATGGAATTCGAGAGCTTGCCGGACCTGCGGTTCAGAGGATCCCCGGAGAGCTTGTCCGCCTTAACGCTGGACTGGATATCCATGGTGATCCGGTTCATTCCTCTGGATAGCCGGTTGACAAGTTTGGGAGTGAAATTCTGCAGCCTGGCAATGAGCCTTGAGGTATCCACCTGGACGTCGATCATGACTGCACCGGAACAAGAGCGTAAGTATCAAGAACTTTCATTTCGTTTTTTGTCAATTCGCCGTCGGCATATGAGGCTGTAGTTTGCCCGTTCATGGACTGGCTTTTCATTCCGATACGGCCGGTGGACTTATAGGCTCTGGCCGCCAGATTTAAGGCCACGAACTCTATCTCCGGAGGAATAATTGCGTAGCCAGCTGAATAAACCAGGTTTATGTTCTGCACGCCGCGCTCAAACACCCGGCAGGTATGCGGCGTCAGATAGATCATGAATTGGTCAAACAGATAGCCTGGAGTGTTGGGAGCCGTGGCGGCCGGCACGGCATATGTCCCTATAATCACGCTGGTCACGGAAATGATAGGACGCACCTTTGTCTTTATAGCCTGCTGATTCCAGCCATTGCGGACCTCGGTATACGTTGTCTGAGAAAGGTCGTAATGAAGATATCGCGTGATCACGCCGGTCGCCCATGGGATGATCAGTTCCAAAAGCGGATCGTCCGCCGTCTCATTGGATTTCAGTTTCAAAAAGCTTCTCAGGTTCGCCAGAGTCGTGTACTGTGGTGCGCTCACTTGACTTCTCCGATGATGATGAATTTTTTATCCAGACAGTCCACTGCTTTTCTAGGCAGCCTAAAATATCCCTCGGGGTCCGAGTCATACGTCACGCCGTCTATCAGGAGCTGTTGGAAGCAGACCGCCACCTTCACCTTCAAAACAGGAACAGCGGCGGCAGAGTTCTCCTGCCCGCCGCTGTCTAGTGGTCCGCTCACTTACTTGTCTGAAACGATGACGACGTGGTGGCCTTCCCTGATGGCTGCCGCATCAGAGCGGGTTCCTTTGAATATCCACCTGCCGCCTTTGTCTTTCTCAGCTTTCAAGCTCTTTTTCCCGTGAGAGAAAGCTTTGATCGCACGGTCGTCTGTTTTGGAAAAGAACACCTGGAAGGCGATGCCTTCATTGGGTTTCTCTTCGTCTTTTTTCTTTTCTGCGGCTTCCGCCCTGGCGGCCGCATCGGCTTCGGCTATTGCCTTTTTCTCTTCTTCGGTCATGGAACTCCTTTCGAGTTTTGTTGTTTTTGAGGTCTGCCTCCGCACATCCGGAGGCGACCGGATTGTTTATTGGGATGATGTGTCCCGTCTTGTTAGCTCAAGCCTCCGACGTTGTCGATGACGGCCAGAGAGAAGCCTGCGTAAAGCTGCAGGACCTCATCACTGTATACGCCCGCCTCATACTTCCTGGAGCGGAGCGGCCAGTCGATCTCATACATGTCCCTGCGGCACCGGACGGCGAGGACTGATTCCACGTCGTTCTCCGGATATATCCCGTTGGGGAGCTGCTCGGTTTCCATCCAGACCGTCGATTGAGGCATGAAAGGATGGACCCTGAAGGCTATATAGGACTGGGTGAATTTGTTCAAATAGTTTCCGATCACCATGCCCATGTCGATCACGCCTTTTGCCACGGCGTTCACGTCCTGGAAATAACGCAGGAGCGGAGCGCCAGCCGCGCCCAGGGAAAGCTGGGTCAGCTTTTTGATCGCGGGAGCGGATACCCAGATGGTCTTGGGACCAAGCTGGTAGGTGGTGAACATGGATTCCAGGGTCGCGTCGATCTCTGGAATTCCCGCCACGCCATCGGTCGTGAACGTGGTGCCGGTTCCGGGAGTACCCGTGGCGAAGTGCGTCACGAATCCGCCAGAGGTGGTTCCGGCCGGATTGGTCTGCCCTGCGCCCATGGTCAAAGCCAGCGCGCCGTCAAACAGCAACGGGTCAACGCTTGTGTCGGTATCGGCGAGAGCGGATGCCAACTGGTTTGTTCCGGCAGGAGCGGCGGTGATCAGGACGCTGTTGATGGTCGTGATGGCCACCAGACGTTCCTGGCCGACCGTGGACGAGATGTACCACGCGTAACCCATGGCGCCGTTCACAACAGGCGTATAGGCCGAGACGCAGTGGTCATCCACTCCGTCGTTGGCGCAGTATTGGGTCTGGTTCGCTGATTTCCTGCCGCAGAACCCCTGGATCGTGGCATCCACCGAGCTGTCCGCGTTGGTCCTGGAATACGTCTGGTAAATACCGGTCGCACTCACAGTTCCAAAGCGTAAGCCGTCATAGGTCAGGGGGACCACTATGACGCTGTAAGTCGTGTCGTGGAGCAGGGTGCCGCCGCCGGCCACGTCGCCGCAAGTGGGGGTTGTGGTGGCTCCGCTGGGATTGAGCGCCAGCGTGTTGTTCCCGCCGAGCAGGACATGCTCTTCTTCCTTGATGAACAGCTTGAGCAGGTTCTTGACCATGCGGGCCTGGGGCTGATCGAAATTCTCACCGGCATAGGTCGCTTCAAAGGTCACGTTGTTTTCCATGCCCAGGGACTTGTAATTGGCAAGGTAGGACGTAACCGTTTCAGCCATGACACGGTTCCTGTTGCCTTCGGAAACGCCGAGCTTGTTCGGCGTTCCGGCGGTCGCATTCGTGTTGGTCAACGAGGTGAACGCACGCCAGTTGGCGCCGGTACCCGTCGGTCCTTTGAGCCGTGGGAACTTATTGCGGAGCGGAGAGATCAGGGGCACCAGGAACTTCGCGGGAGCCTCCAGATCGTACCCGATCAATCCGGTGGCCTGGGTGATCGCCTTGATGGCCTCCGGTCCTTGCTGTGAAAGAGCGATGGCTTCATCCACCATCTTGATGGTGGAATCCGTTAACCCGCCGCCTCCGTGTCCTATTCCTGACTTGAACATTTTATTCGTCCTCCTTTAGAGGTTTTGGGTTTAGAGAACTAGACCCGCACTTTCAAGATTGGAAGCCATTTTGTTGATCTGCTCCGTGGTGACTTCGCCACGGTGGACCTTCATGATCAGGGCGGTGGCCGCCTTCTCACGAAGTTCCAACTGCTCATCGGTCGGCTTCACGTCGACCTTGGAAGTACCGGCCTTGAGGATCCTTTCCAATCCTTCGTCGCTCTTGGCAGGATCGCCTGTGGCCGCGCCGGCGCCGAAACTCCTTCCGCCGGTCGGCATGGACGCCACCTTCACGACGATTTCTTCCAGCGGAGCGTCTTCAGGCAGGCCAAGAGTTTTCGCCAGGGACGCCACTTTCTTGGCCTTCTCTTCATCGGCGTCTTTTTTGGCTTTCTTTGCCTTGTCATCGTCTTCGTCTGTATCCGGCGCATCCGAGACGTTGGCTTTCCGCAGAGCCTCTTTGTAGGCTTTATGAGCCTTCATCAAGTCCTCTTTGGTCGCCCTGCCGGCTTTGTGCTCTTCCAGCGAGTCAAGATAGTCGGCGTGCGCTTTCTTGATCGCGTCTTTATGGGCTTTGAAATCCCAATTTCCTTTCATGACCTCAGCGAGCATGGCCTTGTTACTCTCGGACACGCCGGCTATAAGGCCGTCGACTAAAGCCTTGATTTCTTGTTCAGTCATTTCCGTCTCTCCTTTTCCTAAAATTGCCGCTTTCGCGGTTTGTGATAGCGCCTCAGCGTAATTGGCCTGAGTCTGTTCCACTTGCTCCAACAGCTCCTTGATCTCCATGTCCGTCATGTCGATAAGAATGTCGCCGATGTTGTTGCATATCCCGGCGAGCTTTCCGGGGAGATCGTTCTCGTCCTTCTCCCAGACCTGCTCGTTCGTGAATGAACCGGTCAGGCTTTGCATTCCTTCAAGCAGGGCGGAGAGCTGCTGGATGTGATACATGGCCTTCACCATTTCTGGCTTTGACACCTTCACAGCCATTACCTTTTCTCCCTTCCCTTCGGATTTAAGATGTCCAATGACGGCTTGCACACCGTCGGTCAATTTAATGGTGCGGAATGACCCCCTTTTGAATTTGCCGGGGTCTTGCTGGCGATACCGAAGCGTGTCCTCTTTCTCGTCGACGGATGTCCCGTCGAAATCATGGTCTTTTAACCACTTGGCAGCTTCGGCTTTACTGAACTTGCTCTTGGCGAATAGAACGGATTGGATGTGCGTGGCGTCTTTGGCTTTGGCGGCTTTCTCCGACTTCTCAAGCTCTTCATCGCCGTCATAGATTTTGTAAACTTTGGAAGGTTCGATGCCGGTGATATTCGCGCCCTCATGCATGGGCCGGTCCACCAGGCTGATCTCCACGATGTCCCCGGAGATCATGCGCTTACGGTCCATGGGGTCGCGTTTGATGCGGTCCATGCCGATGGAAAAACCCGTATATATCCCCGCGTCCACTTTGGCAATGGCCACGGGATCCACGATCTTGGTCTTCACGTACCAGGATGTGACGTCGCCCTCTTCGACGATCTCTTCTTCAAGGCATTTCCCGACCGCCCATATCTGGTGCATCTCACGGACATTGCCGCGGGCCATATACTTGTCCTTGGCGCCGAGAACAAATTCTTTGGTCACTGTCTCTCCAACGCTGTCCGGGGTATCCAGGGTCGCGTACCCTTCGACGAGACGGCATCCGTCATCGGTCTTGGACACTTTGGTTGCCGCGAATTCGAGGTAACGCCTTGTGGGTTTTGAAGGACGAACAGTGATGGCCGGCCTGAAGGGTATCGGTGTGGGAACTTCAACTTTTTCCGGCATTGCATCTCCTGGTGGAGACGCCCCCGAAATGCAGAAGACTCTACCTTCTGCATCCCGGGAGGTAGAGTCTCCTGTGAATTGCCTAACAGTTATTTCCTTAAGTTAAGTGAAATATATCACCGAATCTATTTTTGCAAAGGGGGAGGTATTAATTTTTTATCTTGAGGCGGGTCATCCATTGAAGATGCAGGTCATAAAAATGCATGTTTTTTATGGGAGTTATCCTCATGCCGAAGATGATCCGCTTCCACAGATCCGTGCTTACGGGATAGTATTTATCCCTGGATCCGGAGGGATAGGCTTCATCCACAGCCTGAAAGAATTTAATGGTCATATTAAGATCGTTATAGAATTTCACTCTTTACCACCCACCTCACGGAATATCTCGTCGCATTGGCAGCTGGGATGCGCGGGGTAACTGTCATCCCCGCTGGGATAATTCTCATCCATGGGGATCCACCCCGCATCCGCGTTGTCCTGGCAGTCCTCGCAAACGGTTGGATCGTTGCTGACAAGCCAGCTCTTCTCGACTTCAAGGCCGGTCTCCTTGATGGCCTGTTTATTACCATAACTGTTCGCCATGGACAATTCGGTCCTGGCAATATTTAAAGCACGATCTTCGTTGAATCCTTCTGACGCCATAATCCTAGAGGCCAGCTGTTCTTTGGTCAAGCCATCCTCAAACGCACTCTTGACGGATCCCTTTAGCATGTCCCTTGTGGAATCCGATATCGCCCACTCCGCGTTCGGATTTTTCACGAGACGTCCATCGGCAAGCTGTCGCATTCCCACAAGCTCGGCGGAGCGCTCAGAAGCGTATTTCACCACGATCGGGTCCACCTGATCAAACAGTCCTTCATCCGCCTGGACGATCTGCGCCAGGATATGTTTCGCGCCCTTGCGGCCGGCATCGAGAAGATAGGGTTCAACTTCCACCGCCAGGGTTTCCCATGTTCCCAAATCAAGATTTTTCACAGCTTCATCAGCCCGCATGTCATTGTCATCCCCCGCGGCCTTACGGGAGGTTGCCATATGATGTTCGATATGCTGGATGGCAGTGCGGGCTTTGTGTTCAAGGAAAACATGGATCTTGTGAGCGAGAGAATCTATTTCAGAACTTTGAACCTGACGGCGCTTCCATACGCGGTGAACTTTTTTTTTACGGAGCGAACTTTCTCGCCTCCCTCATCGCCGCCGAAAGCGGGAGCCGCATTCACAGGCTTTATGAATTGCGATTGCCATTCCGGACCAAGCGGTCCATCCCCGTTGGCCTGGCGGACCTCGTCGATTTGTTTCAATCCGCTCTTAACGCTGGCCACGTCGATATCGTTGCGTTCTTTGGGATCGGTGGATTCTTCTTCAAGCCAGACCCACTCCATAGCAGGATCGATGGCATAGATCAAATGGTCCATGATGCACTTTTCCGATTTGAGCATGGGATAGGGACCCTGCTGTTTTGATGTGGCGGATCCCTGCTCGGCCGTGGCGCGGGTCATCTCTTTGACAAGCGGCTGCACCGGCACTCCCACGATCCAGCAAAACACGCGGGCAAGCATCTCATCGAACTTCTCGGTGTTGTCGATGATCGGCTTCTTGACCGAATCGAATCTTGTCCCATCCGGCACATACATCACTTTACGGCGCATGGCGGTATTGTTCATGAGAAAGTTCTGGTAATCCTGCCACTCCATGATCTGTTCTTTGCCCCACTCTTTCGGCACGGAAGCAATGGCGTCCGGGATCGTACCTTCGGTGAACCATTGAAGGTTTTGAATATCCCTTCGGATGGCCATGTTGGCGATGATGACCGTCATCTCCACAGCGCTGAAGCCGTAGTTTTTATAGGATCTGGGATTGCGGATAAAATACACGAGTTCATCCATGCGAAAATCCACACCTGGAATTCCCTTGATGATCTGCTGGTAGGCTGGAGCCGGCGGCAAGGGTATGCGACCGCGCTCATCAATGAGAGTCTTGATACTGGACGCGTCCATGGTAAGAAAGCCGCATGGCCTGTATATCCTGTCGCGTTCGATCTCTATGGCCACGCCGTCGATCACCAGCATGTCGTCTTCCCACTCCCGGCGCCATTGAGGAAAGAACCGGCGATGATCAGGTTTATGGAACAGATCCATGACCGCCTTTATTTTCGGGTCACTGCCCGTGTCTTTTTTGTTTCTCGACTTGTCCCTCCATTGGATCGTCCCATTTACCAGAGAAAGCGTGTCTTTAAGATTTTCGATTGCGCCACGGAGCAGAGTGCAGTTCTCTGCCAGATTACGGAGTTGTTCGGCTGAATACCGTTCTTTGCCGCGAGGGATGTATGAGACGTTTTCTCCGACTTCCAGATCGTACCGTCTCCTGTCGCCTTGAAGCTGTGGGGGTAAAGGTTGGAGCGGTGAAAAATTCGTGTCTTGTTTGATGCTGGGAATTACCGTCTGTACATTCTTGCCGAAACTATTGAGGAATTTTCCGGGGATATTTTTGATGGCGCCGGCCGCCATGGTCATCCATGAAAGGTCTACTTGCTGTCCTACGTTGTCGTCGCGTCCAGGCACACTACCCTCCGGCGCAAAGGGTAGAGTCCCTTGCTTGAATTATCTAAACTATATCACCAGTTGCCTTTTTGACAATACCTCAAGTCTTTCCCTTCCTGGCCATCTTCACAGCCTCATCCATGTCAATATTCTCTCTCCTGGCTATTTGTTCAGCGATCTTCCATAAACGCTTCTCTTCCCGCGCCCAATCGATCATGCCAGTTGAGCCATCTCCCGTGATCTTTGAATACCCCAGCGAAGCGGCATCCACCTGGTCATCGTGCATAACCGTACTGGGGAAATAATCGATCTCTTGAAAAAAAGCGTCAAGCCACGGCCCAGCCAAAACGTAGATATTGCCGGCCTGCGCTGCCGAAGCCAGGGGATTGGCTCGTATTTCCTTTGATCCTTTTCCGCTCATTGTCTGTCCGTGATAAGTAAAACCGGCGAACATCTGCGCCCGTTTAGTGTAGGTGTTTACCCCAGAGGATCCGCCTTCCTGCTCTTCCCATATTTCCACGCTTCTCCCATCCGCCTTGGCTGCATTGAGCATCACGCGATCCACGTCACCGGGAGACCATTGGCCGCGAATCATATCGGCGATAATATAGCCCTTGAGCGTTTCACTATAAAACCATTTACATCCGCATGTGTAATCCGGGTCCTTGCCTGGCTTCGGTTCCGTGGCTGCCACATCCCACGAACGCACCCCTTTAGTACAATCCTTCGGCAATTCATGGATCACCTTAAACCATCCGCGCTGCATCTTGGAATGCTGATTAACGATGGGTTCCTGCTGATAGAGTGCGAGCCACTTCTCCGGATCACGGTATATTTTCATGGAGGTCAGCTTCGCAGGCGGCCACCATGAATTCCAATAGGACTGGCCCTTTTCATCAAGCGCCTTGATCTTGACGTGCTTGAAACGCTTCTTCTCCTGCTGACACCATTCCAGGACCGTTTTGGTCAGATCCTCCAAATCCCAGCGCGTCATATTGAGCACAATAGCGCCATTCGGCATAAGACGAGTGGATAAGACCGTATCAAACCAATCTTGATTACGCTTCCTATGCGCCGCGCTCTTTGCCTCTGCCCAGTCTTTGACTGGATCATCTATGACAGCAAGATCAGCGCCACGGCCAGTGATACCCCCGCCGATCCCAGAAGATATAAAAACGCCGCCTTGGCTCGTATGCCATCTGTTTTTTGCCGTGGAATCTTCGGAAAGCTGCACAGGAAAAACATTCTGGTAATCCTGGCTGTTTATTTTATTGCGGACATCCCGCCCGTATTCCTTGGCGAGTTCATCGCTATAGGCTGACGCAATAACTTGATGTGTGGGATTGCGACCGATATACCACGATGAACCATTTTTAGTGATAAGCCACGTCTTGGAAGACCGTGGTGGCATATTGATGACCAACACATCCAGCTCATGGCGTTCCACAGCTTCAAAATGCTCCGCCACCAATTCATGATGATAGGATATTCTGAAACGCGGATCCACATAACGGACAAAAGCAAGAAGGCTACTTCTTGCGGCTTCCCTTTCCGTCTTTTCCGCTTTTATCTCCTTGATTTTCTCCTGCGTCAAGATCGATGGCACGCTGTATCTCCGTTTCCGTCATATCTCTTGCACTCTTAAATGCAATGCTGGCCAGCGGATCTGCTGGCGCCGGTTGCACAATAAACTTTTGAGCCAAGGCCGGCTTGGCAAGCTCTCTGGCCGCGGCCACCCTGGCTTGATGGTCCGGCTTGCCCTCTTTGTCTTTTGCGTTACATTCAGCCATTAAAGTATCCAAGCCGATTTTCTGACCTTCTTCCACTCGCCTGGCAATGGGCCGCGTCTTCTCCTCAACATAGAGCTGATACATGGGATTTTTCTTGCGCTCAGCCACCGTTGATCTGTTGATATTGAGAAATTTAGCTGTCTTAACGTCTCCAATAGCCGGATGCTCATATTGGACCTTGAAAATCATGTAATCGAGTTCATCTAAAGGTCGCGAGACGTACTCTCTCGACGGTTCGCCTCCTGATGACTTATGCTGGATTTTGCGGGGCAGCTTCTTGGACATCATTTGTCTTCGACACTCCCTTCCTGATCTTCTCCGCTTCGTCTTGCATATGTCTCAGTTCGGCCATTTTGGCCTCGTACTCCTCGTCGGTAATTTCCTCGACGGTCAGGACGGCCTTAATATTGGACCAGAACGTCTCCCAGTACTCTACGCCGTCCACAATAAAACTGACCTGCGTGTTCTTTCCGATGGCCACCCAGTCACCCACTTGGCACGGCTGCGGGTCCTCTGCCTTGATCTGTGTACCAACAGCGACGACTTTACCCTTCAGAACCCGGCATAAAAGTTCACTACCCGCCTGCAAGTGATAAATGCCCGACTTCTTGTTCATGGTTTCCGTCTCTTCGGTCCCCACGTACGGTTCCAGGATGACTCGGCCTGGTCCGGGCTTAACTGATTTAACTATCAACATGTTCTTCTCCCTTCAGTTGTTCTTCGCATCTTGGTCGGCCAGCATCTTTATGATGAGCTTGGTCGCCTGGCGAAGGTGTTTTATCATGATATCTTCGTAGTGAATCCTCACGTTCCCTTCGGATTGGACATAGAGAGCCTGGACGATTTGGTTGAACAGATATATCATGATCGCCACGGCCACAGTTTTGTCCTGAGTACCAAAGGCATGGATGACGCGCATTATCTTCTCGGCTTCGGCCTGCGCGACTTCGTCCTGCTTCCTTGCCCTCTCTTCTTCGAGCGTGACGATTTTCTTTTCTTTCGGCATAAATCCCTCCTTCCTGGAAATTCTATACCTCCCTAAGGTTTCTTAACTGTGTCAGGCGTGACACTTTTGACATCTTCGGGCTTCCTCGCCGCCTTTATCACCGGCCCCCATAAGTTGAACGCTACAAAAGCAATCATAAAGCTAGCCAGGATGATGCCGACCGCGGCCCCGAAGCTGTACCACAGCCATTCAGCAGTCAGACCGGACCAGATAGCATTCGGGACGGTCATCGTATCCCCCTGTCTTTAAAGAATCGGTCCAAAAAATTGCACAATATCTGAGAACAAATGACCTTCATGGCTTCACTACCCTCCCTCCACAGATTTCCGCTCTGATCGCGAGATCAACGATCCAATCCACCTCCTTGATAGTCATTCTGCCAATAATGGCCCGGCACTCCTTCCCCGCACAGGTATCGCAAATATCCCTCTCGCCGTCCACCAGCCTGTTCTGACATTTGAAACAAAACTTCGGAGCTTTCTTTCCCTTCGCCATAATCGCTTCATTCCTTCCATGGAACCTGATTCAATCTATGGGAATTATACGCTTGACTCCCTTGACGACAAGTGACTAATTTGGTGTTCTTTAGGCACCCCATTGGATAGCCATGGCATCAGCAAATCCTTGATATGTTAATGAGCGCAGCTTCCACCTATCTGGTGATGGCGGCAAATAGTGAAGTCTCTCTCTTTTATTTTTTGGTAGCTTCATCATTTCTTTTTTCGGAATTATGCACTTGACATAACATAAGAAATTCGGTATAATTCTCCTATAAGTAAAGATTAGACAAGGAGGATTTTACCATGAAATACATACCGCCGAAATTCAGCAAGGCAAGTCAGATGTCAG